CATATTGTTTTTTAAGTATTGAGTTTGGCAGAACAGAAGGAGAAGGTTTACGTAAAAAATATTATGATATTGAAAATATATGGTATTGTGGAGATATCAGCAGAAAGGATTTTTTAGATAAGTCAGAACTTTGGGTGAAAGGTAGTGTTGATGATAGGCATAAAATTCATGCTGATAATTATAAAATGAGAATTGAAGATTTAAAATCAAACTTGTTAAAAAAATAAATATGGGATTATTTGATAATAGAATAGCTTACAAACCATTTGAGTACCCTGAGTATTATACTGAAGGGTGGTTGAAACAAGCGCAAGCATTTTGGCTACACACCGAAATACCAATGTCAGGGGATGTCAAGGATTGGAATGAAAACTTGACCCCAGAAGAAAAGAATCTGGTAGGTAATATCTTATTAGGATTTGCGCAAACTGAGTGTGCAGTATCAGATTATTGGACACAAAAAGTTGTGGGGTGGTTTCCTAAACATGAGATTCAGCAGATGGCTATGATGTTTGGATCTCAGGAAACAATACATGCAGTAGCTTACAGTTATTTAAATGAAACATTAGGACTTGATAATTTTGAAGCGTTTTTACACGAGCCTGCTACGGCTCAGAGATTTGATAATCTCGTGGGATACACCGGAACCGAAACAGTGGGGATTGCACGATCACTTGCGATCTTTTCCGCTTTCGCAGAGGGTGTTAGCCTTTACAGTGCTTTTGCTGTGTTATATTCTTTCCAAATGCGTAACTTACTTAAAGGGATAGGTCAGCAAATGAAATGGAGTGTTAGGGATGAATCCTTACATTCAAAAATGGGGTGTCAATTGTTTAATCACATGTGTGATGAAGACAAAAACCTTAGATCTACTTGTAAGGACAGTATAAAAGATGCCGCTGAAACAATGGTGGAACTTGAGGAGAATTACATTGACAAGATGTTTGAGATGGGGGATATAGAAGGTATTAAATCCTACGACCTTAAACAGTTTATCAGGAAGAGATGCAATGAAAAGTTAAGGGAACTTGGTTATGATGAAGTCACATCTAGGATGTTTGTCTATGACAAAGAAGCGGCATCAAACTTAGATTGGTTTTACCATCTGACCGGAGGTCATACGCATACAGACTTTTTTGCAATGAGACCAACAGATTATAGCAAAGCAAATGAAGGGGAAGATTTCGAAGATATTTGGTAAAATAGAAAGCCAACTTGTAAGGAATAGAAGTCTTTCACCTTTAGAGAAAATGTATGAAAGAGTTGGTTACATGGGTAGTGGTTTTTTAATTGCGGCTCAATGGACTATATCAGCTGAACTTTACATAGCAGGATTTATATTAGTAATGGTTCAGACAACTTCAAGAAGACAATGGAATTTAGTAATATTAAATCTAAACGGTTTAGTTGCTTGGTTAATACACCTTTTAAAATAAAAATAAATGACTAGTAGTAATAGATGGATAAAGGGGAAGGATTACCCCTCTTGGGCAGATAGTGATGTCTACAAGAAAACAATTCAAGGTGGGTATTTACTACCCAACGAGACACCAAAGGAAGCCTACGAAAGAGTTGCAAAGACCATTGCTAGACGGCTAGAGAAGCCTGAGATGGAAGAAAAGTTTTTTGACTATATATGGAACGGTTGGTTGTGTTTAGCGTCTCCAGTGCTCTCTAATACAGGCACAGACAGAGGTCTACCAATCAGTTGTTTTGGGATTGATGTAGCTGACTCTATATACGACATAGGATCTAAGAATTTAGAGATGATGTTATTAGCGAAGCATGGTGGTGGTGTTGGTATTGGTATTAATCAGATTAGACCTGCCGGTGCTAACATAACTAACAATGGAACTTCAGATGGTGTTGTACCTTTTTGTAAGGTATACGACTCCACTATTCTTGCGACTAATCAAGGATCTGTAAGAAGAGGTGCGGCAAGTGTAAACTTAAATATTGAGCACGCTGACTTTGAGGATTGGTTAGACATAAGAGAACCTAAAGGGGATGTAAATAGACAATCACTTAATATGCATCAATGTGCTATTATAGGTGATAAGTTTATGAGGAAGTTAGGGTCAGGAGATAAAGTAGCGAGGAGAAAGTGGGGTAAGCTTTTACAGAAGAGAAAAGCTACCGGAGAACCTTATATAATGTTTAAGGGGAATGTAAATAAAGCGAATCCGTCTTCTTACAAGGATAACGCATTGAAGGTTTTTATGACAAATATATGTTCAGAGATTACCTTGCATACAGATGAGAATCATAGTTTTGTTTGTTGTCTGTCTAGTTTAAACCTAGCAAAATACAATGAATGGAAAGATACTAACTTAATATACGATAGCACATTCTTCTTAGATGGTGTTATGCAAGAGTTCATACAAAGAGCAAAGGGTCTGAAGGGATTTGAAAACTCTGTAAGGTCTGCTGAAAAAGGTAGAGCCATAGGACTAGGTGTATTGGGTTGGCATACATATTTACAAGAGAAGGGTTTACCCTTTGAAGGATTATTAGCACAACATGAAACACGAAGGATATTTAGCCAAATTAAAATCGAAAGCGAACGAGCTAGTATGGCTCTTGCTGATAAATACGGAGAGCCATTATGGTGCGTTGGTACGGGGTTTAGGAATACTCACCTTAGAGCTATTGCTCCTACAGTTAGTAACAGCAAGCTTAGTGGCAATATTAGTCCCGGCATTGAGCCTTGGGCTGCTAATGTATTTACTGAACAAAGTGCTAAAGGTACTTTCATACGTAAAAACCCTACTCTGGAAAAAGTCTTAGATAAGTTAAATATGAATACTAGTGAAGTTTGGAATCAAATTTTAGCTGACGGAGGATCCGTACAAGGATTAGATTTTTTAAGTGAAGATCACAAAGAAGTATTTAAAACCTTTAAGGAGATTAATCAGTTAGAATTAATTAATCAGGCAGGGATCAGGCAACAGTATATAGATCAGTCTGTTAGTCTGAACTTAGCATTCCCATCTCAGGTGGATCCTAAGTTTGTGAACAAAGTTCACCTTGAAGCTTGGAAGAAAGGGATTAAGACTTTGTATTATACTAGAACGGAATCTGTTCTTAGGGGAGATATAGCTGAAAAAGCTATGGATGAGGATTGTTTAAGTTGTGATGGATAATGTCTGAGATATTAAAAATATACAAAGACTTTGAATTACTTAAAGCGGACGGATTTGACGATGCTATATTAGGTGTGGATCAATCGAACGATCCTATTAGACTTATATATAGTGTTAGGAGATGCTTAGATATATTAGAGAAAGATATGAGTAGCGAGGAAGCTATGGAGTATTTTTCTTTTAATGTAGAAGGTGCTTATGTTGGGGAGCAAACTCCTGTATGGTGTTGGGATATGTGATGCTATACACGAAAAAAGTTTTCTAATAGAAAACTCTTCATTATTTTCTTTTTAGAGATTTTACTCTTCTGGGACTTCCTGCTGGTTGTCCCAGATTTTTTTTCTCCCTTACCTTACTAGACTTCTCTGAAGAGGACATCTCACCTGATGTCTTTGGAGTTTTGCTGGACAATCTCTTACTCGGTCTACAATAAGGTGTACCCCTATCTTCACCTTTCTTTCTACCACAAGCCTTACCGGTTCTAACATCAACCCATTTCTCTTGAAACCAACGCTTAAGGTTTGCCCCTTCTTTTGTTTTTCTTACAGCCATTAATTTTTAGACTTATTGCCCCAATTAGCAGCACCAACCTTTCTACACTTAGCAATTGCACCACTAGCGTAAGCAGAAGGGAATACCCTATATTTAGCTTTTACCTTATTGTAACAAGCGTCTTTTAATTGTAAAGGAGAATCTTTTTCTTTTTGATTTTTCATTTTTCTTTGTTTTTGTAAGGAAAAATTATGTTTAAAGCATCTCTCCTGCCTTCACATCCACAGGGTATATTCAAACCCTCAGACACCTTATCTACCATCTTTTTAATTCCTGTAGATTTCGTTACTTTTTCTATAGTGTCACCTAATCCTCTTGATTTCATTTACTTTTTCTTATTTTATTTTGAATTGTTTTACTTAATTCTTTAAAATGAAATAAATCCACACTACTATTTGTATGTGATTTACCGGTCATTAATTTTTTATTAGCCTTGTGCATAAGACCTTTATATATCTTACCGTCTTTCTTATAATGTGATACCCCTTTCATAATATTAACATTTCCACCTTCTTCTTGCGGCACAAATACGCTTATCAGGTGTTTTTGAACAATCTATTCTGTGCATTTTCATTTGACCTTTTGACCTTGAACAATATGAATTTTTTCTCTTCCCACCTTCAGGTTGTGGTGCCTTTAGGTTGCCACCTGTTTCTCTTTTATATGCTGCTCTACCTGCAGCTGTCATTCCTGCCCCTTCTTTTGAGGTTAGAAAATGCCTACCTTTACCTTTGGTTGTTTTTCTTAACTTACTTAACGGTGAGTTTTCTTGATTATACATATCTATTATTTACATGTGCAGTTGCACTCAGTACAACAATCGGTTATACTAACATTAACAAAATTAGCATCACTCATTTTCTGATAAAGTCTTTTGAATGCTGGTCCCGAACTACTTAAGTTGTTGTTTTCATCAAATCTATTAGATTTAACTATATCTGATACGAGCAAGCATCCATCGGTGTGATCATCATCATTCCCAATATGAATGTAAACGTACTGAAAATCAGGTACATCCTGCAACATAAAATGAAAGTCAAACCAAGGATACTTCTTACGATACTTCTCAGTTAACCCACTAATTACTTTACGTTTTTCAACCTTATAGGTTCCAGCAGGTATCCTAGTTTCACCCTTTATTTTATCAGCACGATACTCATCCTCTAATGTAAAGCATTCAAACTCTCCATCTACGAATAGTAAACCTAACGTTGTATCACTTTGACTACTAAATCTTTTTAGTTCTAGTTTCATCTGTCTTTTTTATTTGCTAATTTATCTGATAACTTTTCAACATGCTGCTGTAAATTTTTAACATCTTCCTCTAAGTCATCTATATGATCTTCAAACCATTGTTGTTTTAGATCATACTCAGTCCTGTCTATAGAAGCAGGTGGTAAAAGCTTTGCATCATCTATATCCATCTGTAGCTTTACATACATGCTACCTAATGTGAATACTGCAGCTATTATTACACCTATCGTTTTTAGTGTTAGGTTAAAATCAGGCTGACCATCCCCATCTACATCAACTCCTACGTTTGTACTTCCTCCTAATTCTTGTGCCATATTTTATCTTTTATTATACTTTTATTATTACTTACTTTGATTTTTTATTAATATCTTCTTCTTGATTTTCTAGCTTCTGACTGTTCTTTAGCTAAATCTCTTTTCTCTCCTCTATTTTTATTCCTAGTATTAGAGGATTTTCTATAACCTTCTTTTCTTCTAGCGTCTTTAGCGTCTGTTTTTATTAACTCATGTTCTTGATTTTTAAGACCAAGCGCCCAATCATCCCATCCTAAAGCCAATCCTATTTTTTGCCAAGTTTTAGCATCTTCATTTAAAATACCTGCTAAGTTATTTAATTTTATTACGGCTCTATCTAAAGGAAGGTTTGTAAAAGCTGATACAGTTTTACCCCCTATTTCATATATAGGACTGTCAAGAGAAAATCCCTTAGCAGCTATAACATCTTTTTCATAATCATTTAGTCTGGCTGCACTATATAATTTCTCTACTTTAGATCCTAAAGGTGGAGATACCCTTAGTAATTGCACTATCCAAGAAGCGTGATCTTTACCAAACTTTTTGTCTTTTTGTTCGTAATACTTCATTGCACCATTTTTCAAAGCTGCTACTGCAGCACCTCCAATACCTGCACCTCTAAGTAAACTATCGAACATGCCGTTAAGAACCATAAATTCTTTTTTATCTATCTCCTCTTCTTCAGCATCGTCATCAAACATCATCGCAAATAAAGCTGTTTGCATTCCGTTAAATATTATGTTCTGAACAGCCGCATAGTAGATTAATTTAGAAAGATTTGTATTAAAATCACCTCTTTTGTTTATTAAATCTAAGGCTGCTTTTTTTGTTAATCTAGCATACTGCATAGGTGTGTTAGCAAATGCAAGTATTAATCTACCCATAGGTCCTGATTGCTGTTGTGATATTAAAGAAGGATCTGATGATTGCTGAGTCTCTTCAGTAATTGCAGAAAAATCTTCAAACGCTGCTTGTTCAGCTTCTTGAGTTGACATACCTTGTTTTTCGTAAGTATCAATTCTATTACGATACATAGAAGCACCACCTATTGATATAGCAAAACTATCAGCTATTTGAGTTGGTGTAAATCCTAACTTAAGTAAATGATTCAAGGCTGATTTAGCTGCATTTTTACTCCCAGATACAGCGTTTACAAGTTCTGCTTGGTTAATATCTATCTTTAAACCAGATCTTCTTTGCTTTAATTTATCAGAATTATATAATGTAACAAAATCAGTCCAAAATTGTTTTTGATTAGCAAACGCTAACCCAGCTTGAAGAGGATTATTATCATTCCAATTTAAGAAATTAACAGCAGATATTGTTTGTAGTAAAGCAGATCTCATGTTAAGAAACATTATTGCTCCTACTGAATTATTTATCCAATTACTCCACTGATTCACTATTCTATTCTTACCGAAGTTTCTATTAGTACCGTTCTCCATTCTAAATAAAGAATCTTCAAGAGCCTCTCTAAAATTAGATCCATATATAGCTTCAATTTTGTTTAGATTTTCTTTAGAAAATATCTCTTCTTTGTTTTCTATAAATTCTTTTAAAAACTTTTTTCTACCAATTTTTTCAACAAAACCATTAAGATCACTAGAAATATTTTCTGTCTGCCAAAATTCACCGGGTGCAGGATATTCATTCTCAAGACCGGGTATAGATTCTAATTGATTTGCAAAATCCATTAAGCCTTGGTCAGATTCTACAGTTTCTGATAATTGATTTATTTCTTCTGAAGATAACTCAGTCTTAGATAAATCCACCCCTGCTTTTTTCCATATATATACTCTTATGGCTTGATCATAAGTAAAGTCTGATCCAGTAATTGTTTTACTTAATTTCTTAACAACGTCCCCATTTTCTTCTTTTATTTTTTTATAGCTTTCATATATTTTTTGTCTTGCTGAATCTATAGCAGCAACACCTCTCTTGTATGGAGCGTTTAAAAATGTTTCAAAAAAATCTTTTTGTCTGTTACCTAGTTCACCTTTTCCTAAAAAAGAATAAATAAGACCCATAAAGTCTTCTGCTGATGGAGGTACAAAGAATTTATACTTACCAATCTTACCACCTTTTGCTTTAGCAGCTGCAGCAGAATATCTTTTCTTAGAATCAACATTTTTTGTGTCTTCTATTATATCATTAAAAGTACTGTCAAGATTTTGTGTTTTATCTGTTTTTGTTTTTTTATTCTTACTCATGTTAGCTGTTGATTTACTCTTAGCTTTTTTATCGTAAGATTTATTTAAAGTTTCTTGATTTGTTACTGAAAGAGGACTTGGCTTAAGGATTTTATTACTTGTATTTATTCCAAAAGAAACTCTTATTCTAGGTTTTATATTACCATCTAAAGTTGTATCACCCTTAGTTAATTTAACTGTTAGTTTTACTTGAATTATTCCTTGATTATTTAAATCGGGTGCACCAAATATGTTTTTTGTTTGATCTTTACCTAAAAAAAATAATCCCTTTTTACCTATTTCTATATGATAATTTTCTTTATCGTTATAAAATTTAATTATATTATCAATAGTAAAAGATAGATTATAAACCCCCTCTTTATCACTACGAAAAGTACCTCCTATTTTTTTATCTTTTTCTTTTTTTTCTAAATCTTTCCAATCTTTAAAAACTTGTTCTGGAATAGAATCAGCACCTGAACCTAAAATTCTGTTTGATTTTTTACCTGTTCTCTCATTTACAAAATCAAAGAATTTATTTATTTTACTGTCAAGTGCGCTTTCAATAGCAGATAACACAAGTTCTTGATTACTTTGATCTCCTGTGAGTTTATAAACTACTTTTTCTTGATCAGTGCCTTTATTTTCAATTGTTCTCTGTAGCGTCCTAGAACCAAAATCAGCAGCTATATCTTTTTTTACTTCAATATTTAATGAAGTTTCTTTACCTAAAGAATCCTTATAAAGTAATTGTATATCAGGTCTTGTACTATCGTAACCAGCACTACCTTCTTTTTTTATTTTAATTCTACCATTACCCTTTTTCTTGTTATTCTGCTCTGTTGCATTAATGACTCTTATTTCTTCTAAAAGACCTCCATATCTCTCAAATCTATTTTTAAGTAATCCATTATCAATAAGTAATTTTACAACTCTTTTTTGTAGTTCAGTATAAGTATTATTATCTTCAGTTATTTGATTAAAAGCCTCTAAGGGATCTAAATCACTATCAATTATAGACTTAGCAAGAACTCCGGTTTTTTTAGTAAACCCTTTGTTATTTTGTAATTCTTCAAGTTCTTTATTTGTTATACCTTTTAAATTTAAAGTTTTAGCTATTTTTTTAAAACTAACAGAACTTCTTTTTTCCTTTATAGCTTTAGGTATTTGTTTATCTACAGATTTAGATATTTTTGATATTGCATTCTGTACAGTATTAAGTTGTTTTTGATTTAGAGTTTTACCTTCTTTTTCTCTTTTATCAAGAAAAGAAGATATCGGCTTACTTAATCTACCTTTTTCAATACTTTTATTGTATTCTCGCATGAAGTTATAAACACCTTTACCTGTATCAAAAGATATTTGACTAAACCCTGCGGCTCTTAATATAGGTGCTATTAAATCACCAATTTTTGTAAAAACATTTTTATCAAACTTAACTACACCATCCACTACCGCATCAGAAAAATTACTTAGATATTCCTCATAATACTCTTGAGTATTGCTGCCCTGATCATCTATAGAAACATCATACCCTCTTTTAGACATGTAACTTTCTATATCATCTTTTTGTTTTGTGGAAAGTTGAGTTTTAAAATTGTCAACTAAAACTTTTTGCTTTGAAGCATCTCCAACATGCCTAAATAATACACCATGTAAGACTTCATGTGCCCCTACATTTTTTATCTTAGAAGCAACTTCTTTGTTTATATAAACAACATTGTTAGCAGCGTTATAAAAACCACCAACCTCATTCATTGCTTTTCTATCTTCTTTACTTATTTTTATTTTTTGACCTTTAGGTAATGTTTTATTTAACTCATCTACATCTTTCAATACTTGTTCTGCGTTATCAAAAGATCTTTCTTGAGCACCAAAACTTTTTACAAACTCAGCATCTGCTAAGGTTCTTCTTGTAGCATTAGCTTTTTCTATAGTATCTCTTTTAACTGTTTTGTCTACAATATCTCTAGAAGCTTTTGGATCTACAGGTGTTGTTTTTTTATTTAAAACAACTTCACTTCTAAAATTACCGTCTTCAGAAGTAAACTCAACTGTAGCACCAACACTTGTCTCTCCCTCCCTTATTTCAAAAACTTTAGATACTTGAGAACCTTCTGGTATGTCTTTTGAATCGACTTCATAGTTGTCACCTAAAGCTACTTCAGGAGATACTCCACCAGAATTTCTTTGATTAGTAGGTTTGTCATCTCTATTAAAACTAAACTTAGTAGTTTTTACACCATCTTTTTCAGATGACTTAGCTATGCGAGTAA